CATTCAGGATTGCATCAATCGGCTTAAATCCTGATGGGAGGTGATCCTGTGCATCTGTCCAACAAAACGTACGACATCCTCAAATGGATTGCTCAGATCTTCTTACCGGCTTTAGGTACTCTGTATGGAGCGCTTGCTGGTATCTGGGGGCTTCCATTTGGTACGGAGGTGGTTAAGACAATTATGGCGGTGGACTTCTTCCTGGGAGCCCTGCTTGGTCTTAGCTCAAATCAATACAAGAAGGACCAGGAGAAATTCGGATACACAGAGTAAAAATTCCCCGGGTGGAAAATTCTGAAAAACAAGGGCTAGTGAGGTTTGCTAAGGTTCCGACATAGGGAACACGATGACCCCTCCAACTAGCCCTTCTTTATATTTTGGAGGTGATTTCATGCCTTATTGCAGCGAAAAAAATAATGTTGATTGTGATTGCTGCAACATCATCCAGCGAGGTACAACCACCAGAAATACTTTCGAAGTGGAGAAAGACCTTACTGACGCCTCCGAGATCTATGTCTCATACGAGCAGAGCGGAAAAGTAGTGGTCGAAAAGACCCTTGAAAACGGGGTTTCCATTGTTTCAGAAGAGCAGATAGCGGTTGATCTCACTCAGGATGATACCCTTGCCCTTAACGAACATTATCCGGTAAAAATGCAGATTAGAGCCAAGTTTCCTTCTGGTTCAGCGGTTGCTTCTTTCACTATGAGCGCTAGTGTTGGCGAAATTCTGAAAGAAGGTGCAATATGAGCTTCAAAGCAAAGTTTGCAGGAGAGTGCCCAGTACGCGCAAAATTTAATTCTGAGACTCCGATTAAAACTCGATTTCAATCGTTTCAGAGGATTAATTCCGGAGTATTGTCGGATACGACAGAAAACTGGAATAAGCAAGCCTCTCTTATCAGTGAGCTTAACACCATCTACGTTTACGTCGATCATCAGACAAAAACAGACGAAGAAGGAAAAGAGATCTGGATTCCCGGAATCAAAATAGGAGATGGAAAAGCCTATTTAATCGACCTTCCATTCAGCGATGAGTTAATGATTGCTCATATCAACGATCTCGGAATTCATGTTACTCCGGAAGAAAAAAAATTCTGGAATAACAAGGTTCGAACATACATGGACACTGTCGAAGGCGAGCAGCTCGTCTTTACTACACATTAAGGAGGGTTATACATGCCTGATATTAGTCAAATCAAGTTACCTAGCGGTAGTGTATACGATATTAAGGACCAGGGCGCTCGCGATCTTATCGCCGATCTTAGCGGTTATACGGCTTACCTTGGTGTAACCACAACCGCATTAACAGATGGAGCTACGACCAACCCAATCACAATTGGCGGTGAGTCTGTAACAGCCAAGAAAGGCAACATTGCTAACTATGGTTCTAAAGAATTTATATTCAACGGAACAGCTTGGCAGGAATTTGGTGACATGTCTGGTCTTGGAGCTCTTGCATTTAAAGATAGTGCAAGCGGAAGCTACAAACCGGAAGGTACAGTATCTAAGCCTACATTTACCGGTTCTGAATCTACAGTAACTGTCACAGCAACAACAAACACAAGTGGCAACTATCAGCCTGCAGGAACGGTTTCCAAGCCTACATTCACAGGCGCAGCAATGACTTCTACCGGCACATTTACACCTGCAGGAGATGTCACGGTAACTACAAAATCTACCACAAACAAAACTGCTACTGTTGCTCCTGCAGCATCCGGTGAAGCCACTTATACCCCTGGAGGCACTGTAGGAACTCCGACAATTACTGTAACGCCCAATACGGCTACGGTTAACAGTATCACAGACGTGGGTTCACTTCCTACGTTTGGAGCAACTGTCGCAGACGAAGTCCTTACACTGAGCTTTAGCCAGGGAACTCTTCCGACTAAGGGTTCTAACCAGACAGTCGTAACCGGCATTAAATCTGCGACATCTACTCAGCCGTCCTGGACAGGTACTGGCGTAAGACTTGTGACTGGTAATATTCCTGTACCGAGTGCTTATACAGCGTCATTTGATGGATCTGAAGGGAGCGTAAGTGTATCTGGTACAACTACAGGCTCTGTATCTCAGCCGACATTCACCGGTACAAAGGTTCAGCTTGCAGGCACAACCACTGCATCCGGTACTGTATCTCAGCCGACATTCACAGGTACATCCAAGAATGTAACAGTTTCATAGTAAGGAGGTGTCTTTATGGCAGACATCTCGAAAATTAAGACACCGAATGGCACTACCTACGACATCGTAGACCGAGGAGCTCGTGGGCTCATTGATGCTGTCGGGGCGGCGGCGATTATCATTGACACGGCAAGCGGTGCGCCGGTATCCGTCCCTGACGGTGCAGATGACCTGCCCATGCAGAGCGTTAAGGTCATGATTGAGCCGAAACAGGCGGGGAGCGGGACGCCGAGTCCTGACAACGTGAGACCGATCAGCGGATGGGATGAAGTGACGGTGACGAGGCAGGGAAATGATTTGTTCAATTTGGGAGAGTTTGCAACCCTGTATCCTGGTTACTGTTCTTATAGCAACGGCACCTTAACAGTAAATTCCATCAATGCTGGTGTGCTCTGGAGCACAGGGGTGCCATGCTATCTTCCAAGCGGTACAGTATTTAACTGTGCGATTACCGAAGATACTGCGGTAAATGTTCGTGTGCGGTTTGCTTTTGCAAACGGAGGAATAACTGAAAGAAAAAACGGCCAGTTTCCTTATACACTGACAGAAGATGTTGTAGCGATACGCTTAGACTGGTCTACTGCCGGCAAGTTTTCAGTAAGCAATTTCCAAACAAAACTCGTCGAAACCTACACCACCCCGCTGCCGACCACTGTTTACGGCGGGACGCTTAATGTGGTGAGAGGGGAGTTGGTGGTGGACAGGGCGATGGTGGATCTAGGGACGTTGAACTGGGCGTATTCTGCAGGATCATCAAACATTGCTCCGTATTTTTACGTTAATTTCAGCGGAATCAAATCGCCCGGTCCTCCGTATACTTTCCCGATTAACGCAGTATGTTCACAATATCCCGTGGTGATACGTAGTTTTGCGACTGCAAAGGACAAGACACTTTTTGGTGATGGTACAACAACGTCTATCTCGCAGATACAAATTAAGGATTCTGCATACACTGATGCATCAGCTTTTAAATCCGCAATGTCTGGCGTCCAACTCTGCTACGAACTCGCCACTCCCATCACCTACCACCTTGCCCCGCAGGAGGTGCGGACGCTCTTAGGCACGAACGACTTCATGAGCGAGGCGGGGAGTGTGGAGATTATGTACCCGTGCGACACGAAGCGATTTATTCAGAAGAAAACCGTTGCCATTCAGAACGATTTAGATGAATTGTTTGGGCCTAACAGCAACCGATATTTCGAAGTAGATGAGGACGGAAATCTATATTATTGTGTTGATGACTAAGTAGGAGGCGATTAAGCTAAACGGCTCCTGGACTGAAATAAGCATCGATACGGCTTTTGAGTCCTGGGTAAAATACGTTCACGGTAACTAGGAGGCGATTTCCAATGGCTTTTAATAAGCAGCAGGGCATTGCGACTGCCAAAGCTGAGGTTGGTTACCTCGAGAAAAAAACTGGTAATATTAAGTTTCTTTACGAAAAGAAAGCTAATGCCGGTTCTAATAACTACACAAAGTACGGGTATGAGATGCATAATCTGTACCCTGAGGTCATTGACTACCCGGCATCGTGGTGCGACTGCTTCGTGGACTGGGTATTCATGAAGTCCTTCGGTGTAACGAACGCCAGAAAACTTCTTGCTGGAGATTTCGACGATTATACGGTTAACTCTGCAAATCTCTACAAGAAAAAGAACGCCTGGTATAAAGAACCCGAGGTGGGCGATCAGATATTCTTCAAAAACAGCACCAGAATCTGCCATACGGGGCTTGTGATTGACGTTACAGGCTCTTATGTAAAGACTATTGAGGGAAATACATCTGACAGCGCAGAGATTGTTCCCAACGGTGGAGCAGTTTGTGAGAAAGTCTATCTCAAATCGAACTCCAGAATCGCAGGATACGGAAGACCGGCTTATGGAAAAGATATTCCGGTTGAGGCAGGCTGGAGAAGAGCGGCTGATGGTAAACGCTGGTGGTACGAGTATTCCGACAGAAGTTATGCCATTGGCTGGAAGGTTCTGGATTCTTCTACAGGTCCGCATTGGTATTATTTCGATAAGGATGGCTACATGCTTACAGGACGACAGAAGATTAACGGAGAATTATATTTCCTGGAAGACACTCTGGGAGCTAATGAAGGCGCCTGCTTCATCTCAAACGAGTCAGGTGCGCAGAGGATATGGACATTATATTAAAGGGGTGATTCCATTGTCCGAATTAATTAAATATGTTCACAGAAAGGGCGGAGCTGAAGTCTGGGCTTACAAAGTTACCATGGCAGGAATTGAAGGGTATAATGTTGTAGGACCCGGAGGCGGCACTGTCTGGTGGACAAAAGAGCTCTTCGATAAGGTTTACAAGCCGTGTTCGTAGTATACGGGTAAGATACAAAGAAACCCGGACAGCATGGGTTACTTCCTAATAATAAGCATCCTTGCGGTCCGGGAGAAATACCCCTTCAAATTCGAAGATATTGAAGAATTAACTGGAGAAATCCGAGTTAATGC